GGTAGTTGGAATGCTGAGCAAAAAAGTGCTGTAATTGACTTAATGAAAGCCAGAAACATGATGGCAGTAGAAGGCGATACTTTTGCATTACGCAATGGTAACGATTTCTTAACCACAGATGGTGAAACACCAGACTATGGTAGTGCTGTTGAATTAGTTGGCAAATCATTGGGTCTTAATTTCGGCAAAAAAGGTGTTGATTTACAGTATGGCGAAACAAGCACAGATTCACCTAGTGGTAAAACCGTAAAGGCACTAGATGAAAAACGTTTGTCAAGCGATCCTGAATACAGATCTGCATATACGCACATTAGGCAATATCAGCCTAACGTAAGTAGAGCAGACATCTCTCATAACATGGTTATGAAACAGGTAGAGAAATCTAGAGATAGATTATTGAATAGATAAAATAGTAGTCAAAATATAGGAGAAAGATTATGGCAACTACATCAACAACTGTTCAAGAGCTGTACACCGATATAGTAGCAGATTTACAGATCTACTTTTCAGACGCAGTTCTATTACCGAACAGTCAATTCGTGTTGAATTCTTTCAACATTGCAGGTTCTTCCGGCAATACAGTTAGAGTTCCAATCACAAATACATATACAGATGCAGGCTCTGTAACAGCAGGCTCAAGCATCAAAAGTGCCGCTAACTCTATTTTCAATCCAGGCGAAGTAGACATCTCAATGACCAAATATGGTGTTGGATCAGATGTACACGAAGAAGCCCTTGAAGATGGTGGTTTAGCAGTAGTAAGACAAGCATTACTTGACAGATTGTCAGGTGGTTTAGCACAAGCAGTCGACGTAGCAGGTTTTGAAGCTCTACGTGATGCTGGTGCAAACAGCTCAATCAACCAAGACGGTAACGCTTCATTAAGTGGTGCAGGTAACCACGTTAACATCGTAATGAGCCCAAGTGCTTTAGGTTACGCCGCAAAGCGTGAGCCTCAAGTTAGAATGTGGTATAACCCAGACACAGACGTACACGAATTCCGTGCTTCAACAAGAGCAGGTTTCGCGGCTATCTGGAATGGCGTTAATACAGAATTTGGTATCAGAAAGTTAAACGATGTTAGCACAATTGGATCAGGTCAATTAACACTTGGCGACTTTGCTAAGTCTGTTGCAAATCTAAGATCAGGTAACCACCCAACTATGGGTAGTGGCATGTATGCTGGCTTTATTGCACCTGCTACTGAATACTCAGTTGCAAGTCAATTAAACAGTGTTACACAAAGCTCAATTGGTGACCTATCAGCAATTGGTAACAGAGCATTGTTAACAGGACTTATTGGTCAGGCCGCAGGTATTGAATTCTTTAGAAGCAATAACTTAGGTCAACCTGTTTAAGGATATATTATGGCATTTATTACGGTTGGTGGTTTAGTTACTAGTTACGCAGAATTCACAGATCTTGTACAAAAAGATCAACGTGTGCTAGAAAGCAATGAATTGGTAGTGCCCTCAGAGTCAGGCTTTGTGGACACCACAGATTTCATTGAAGACTTGTTGACCAAAAGTACCGATCGTATCAACATCAAAATCAAGGCAAGCAGTTGGTGGAGAGCATATCTCAACTATACCGGAACGGATATAGGTGATTTGGCTCTCACACCAGATTTCGATCCTAATAAGATCAAAAGTAGACAGCAGGACTTCACAGATATGTGCGTGTACTACTGTTTCTACAACTACTTGCTACCACTTATTGCAGACTTTGGTAATCCAGAGAGCAATGAAGTGCAAAAGATTCAATACTATGAAAGCAAGTTCAATGATATCTTTAATGAATTGTTGGCAATGGCTGATTGGTATGATGCTGATGGCGATGGCACTGTGGAAGACAGCGAAAAAGCATGGAACTATGCCACATTGAGAAGAACAAGACGCAGAGCAACAGTAGTTAAGGTTAGATAATGGCGATAAGAGACGATATCAAAAGTCAAATTGAGACAAATTTAGCCTCATATACCCAGTTCAAAGTGTCAAGTGAATTGCCGTTCACTGTGAGCGGCGATGCACTATATCTCAAAAACAAAAAGACCGTATATTTGGATGAACAAGAAGATTCGAAAGTGCAACTGTACAGAACACTTGACCAAGGTGAAGTGTACCAAACAGAAACATTTTTACAAGTCTACTTGACAACAGATGCCAAGAACCAACCAAGCGACATAGACAGTGTTGTAAATGCTATCTTAGACGCTAAGAGTGCTGTAACAGGTACTCAAATTAATGAAAGTTCATATGAGAGTGACATCGAAGATGACATGATCACATATACTTTCGAGTATAATATAACTAAATTGTAGGAGAAAACAACATGGCAGTTATAAATGTAACAAACGGTTCTAGTTGTATCCTAGCGATAGGTAACACTTCAGTCACTGGTAGTATCGGTGGAGCAAATTCATTAGAAGTGCCTTTTGTCCAAGACGTTACTGTTAATGCAAGTACTGGTGTAACCAGATACAAAACATTAGACAGTGCTAGTGAAAAAGCATTTACAACACCAAGCACAAACCAAATCACACTCAACGTGTTAGTTGATGAAGATACATTCTTCGGTGATGGCGCAAACGCAGATAATGCAGTTGCGGCAAATGGTTTATTTGGTGTAAGTAATAGCAAAACCAAAGTATTCTTCGAAGTTGGTTTCGAAGGTAGTACAGCAGGTGATAAAACAATCTCAGGAGAAGGTTTTATTTCTGGTTTAGCACCAACAGTAAGCATGGATCAAGCAGTATGGATTACTCCAGTCACTATTGAAGTGGATGGGGACCTAACAGCGGGTACCGTATAAAGAACCTAAAATAGAGTAGCCGCTTCGGCGGCTATTCACTTTAGAGGACAACATATGAAAGAATTACCAAACAAATGGAAAGCATATCTACAAAATGGTGAATGGACAGGTCCAGACCAAATACGTGTAGATGGCAAATGGGTAGATGTTGCACCTTACTTAGGCAAGCAGTCTAAGCCCAAAAAAGTTGAAAAACAAATAAATATAGATATAGTAACGGACAAAGATTATGCAGATTTGGAGCAACCACTCGATAAAGGATATCCTGAAGTCGATGGAGATGGAGATAGCGAAAGCTCAGAATGAGATTCGCTGTGCTGAAGGTGATATTGCCAAAGCACAAAGACGTATTGCATTTTGTTTAAGTGCATTACACAATTTACATGATAGAGATATAAAGGAAACAAAGATATGAAATTAGAAAACCTCGCAACAGAACCAAAATTACTCAAAATGGTTTTAGACGATGAATGGATCGTCGAACAATATGAAGAACCAATTGAATTTTGGGCCTACGATAAACAACCACTCGAAAAATTTGTACGTTTTGCAAACGCAAAGCCTGGCAACGAAGATTTCCCTGAATTATTAGCATTTTGCAAAGACTTGATCTTAGATGAGTCTGGCAAGCCAATTATTGACGGAGATAAGGTGTTACCAACCAAAATTATGATGGGTTGCTTAAATAAAGTAGTCGAACAACTGGGAAAGTAACAGGTAGTTCGATAGTAGAGGGTAGCGGTGAGTTGCAAACAGCATTGATGCTGGACTCATTAGGCGAACGGTATGGTATGTTACCTAGTCAAGTGTTACAACTTGGCAACACACTGGATTTATGGGTGTTTGATGTAGCAATAACATATCGCAACTACAAAGCAGATGAGAACAATAAGAAAACAGGTGTAGACAATAAAAATGTTGACAAGAAAGCACTAGAAGAACATTTTAAGAAGGTGAAAGGTAGTGGCCGCAGGAATAAAAATAAACAAACGTGATTTAGCAAGTCTACAAAAAGGCGTTGTAAAAGCCATAGACAATGCTATGGACGACACTTACAAATATTTCAAAGGCATCACACCTAAACGTAGTGGTAACGCAAGGCGTAACACAAAGTATAGAAAGAATCAACGTGAAATCATTGCAGATTATGCATATGGCGAAAGATTAGACAATGGTTGGAGTAAACAGGCTCCAAAAGGCATGACAGAGCCCAGTCTAGATCATTTTGAAAAAGAACTAGACAAGAACTTTCGCAAGTTGAGCAACAATAGAGAATTATAATGGCTAAGAAAATACAAGCAGTATTAGAACTAGATACCAAGAAAGCAGAAGGCGGTGTAAATCGTCTCAAAGGTGCGTTAACAGGTTTAGCCGCTGGTATTGGTGCTAAAGAAATCATTGGTTTAGCAGATCAATTCACAAATCTACAAAACAGAATACGTGCTGTTACTGACACAGAAGCAGAAGCGGCAAGTGCATTCAAGTTAATTCAAAACGTAGCAAAAGACACACGTAGTGATTTGAGTGCTGTGGGTGCATTGTTCTCAGACTTGACCATTGCCACAGAAGAAATGGGTCTAAGTCAACAAGAAGTTGCAGGCATTGCCAGCACGTTCTCAAAAGCACTGAAAATATCTGGTGCTGATGCAAACGCCAGTGCAGGTGCTATTAGACAATTTGGTCAAGCATTGGCAAGTGGTGTTTTACGTGGTGATGAATTCAATAGTATCATGGAAGCCAACCCAACATTCATGCGTAATGTTGCAAAACAACTTGGTGTTACAACTGGTGAATTACGTAAGATGGCAGAAGAAGGTCAACTTACCTCAGATGTACTTGTAGCCGCAACAGATGAAATAGCAGACACAATCGATGCTGACTTTGGCAAAACATTAGCCACAGTAGGCGATGCTTTCACAAATATCAAAAACAATATCATTGCACTGTTAGGTGAAATTGAATCTAGAACAGGTTTATTTGCTGGCATAGCCGCAAGTATAAATCTCATTGCAGAGAATTTGAACTTTGTTGGTGCCGCTATTGCATTTGCATTTGGTAGTGCCGCAGTAGGCGTAATTGCACAAGGTGTAGTGATGTTTAACAGAGTTGCAAAAGCCATACGTGGAGCCGCGGGTGCCGCAGTAATTTTACAAGCAGTTACAGGTGTTGGTTTAGCAAAAGCACTTGGTGGACTTGCCGCAGGTACAGCCGCATTTATGGCAATTGAAGCCACAGCAGACGATGCCACAGAAAGTGTTTCAGACCTAAATGCTGAAATGGGAGATGCACCAGAGCTCGATGAAAATAACACCAGTGCAAAAGAATTAGTAGATAAACGCAAAGAACAAACAGACGAAGAAAAGAAAATCAAAAAAGAACAAGATGAGCAAGTGAGAATACTTGCACGTCAACGTGAAGAATTCAATGCTATCACAGGCGAACTGGCAATACAAAGTCAAGAATTTGCAGATAGTCTAGATTTACAAACACGTTTGCTTACAGCATTAGAAGATGAACAAGCACTCATACAAGGCACTGCTGATATAGAAGCAGATCGTGCAGAAGCATTGCGTGACTTAAATGATCTAACTCTTATAAGTGCAGATGAAAGAGCCACAAAAGAAGCAGAAATCAATGACGAGTATGATGAAAGATTAAGACTGTTAGCAGAACAAGTAGAACTTGAAAATGAAATCACTAGAGCAGTAGAACAACGTGAAAGATTAGCAGGTGCTGTTAATGATATATCAGTACGTATAAGCGATCTCATGTTGCTTGATGCAATGCAAAAAACATTCGACAGTGATGAGCGTGTGAGAATGCAAGAGCGTCATGATCTAGCTCAACAAATTGCTTTAGATGAAATTGCACTAGAAGACAAATATAGAAACATACGTCTTGCAAAAGAAATTGAATTAGGCAGAGAATTAAATGCAACAGAACTTGCTTTCTTAAAAGAAAGATTCGATGAAGAAAAGAAAGAATTAGATGATATCAATGCAATAAGATTGCTAGGACTTACTGATTATCTAAACAAATTAGATGAAGTAAATGAACAAAGTCGATCGTTTGGACAAGGTTTCCAAGAAGCATTTATGCGTCTCAATGATGAATTCACTAACATGGCTGAATTTGGTGGTAGAATAGTAGACACAATGGCACAAGGTTTCACAGACAGCATAATGAACTTTGTAGAAACAGGCAAATTGTCATTCAAAGATTTATTCCAAAGTCTACTTGCTGAGATTGTCAAGATGTTGGCAAACAGAGCATTCTTAGCACTGTTCTCACCTGAGGGTGGTGTGTTTGGTAACTTGTTTGCAGGATTCTTTGAACATGGTGGACAAATACCTCCAGGTAAATTTGGTATTGCTGGTGAAGCAGGACCAGAGCTTGTTAGAGGACCAGCAACAGTTGTTAGCACCAGAGATACAGCACAAATGATGGCAGGTGGTGCACCAGTAACATACAACATCAATGCTGTTGATGCACGTTCATTCCAGCAGTTAGTAGCCGCTGACCCAGAATTTATATACAATGTCACCAGAGCAGGTGCTAGGAGGATGCCAGCACGATGAGCATACAAACAATAGTAGATAACGCAACATATATTACAATCAATAGACGTAAAGTTGCGGCACAAAGTATTTCACGCAGTGGGAGATTGTTAACTGCAGAACTTGCAAGTGCTGTGCCATACAGATTTACTGTAGGCATGCATAGTGGTCTCAAATTTAGTGAGAACAGAGCACTTGTAGAAGAAATAGACAGACTGGATGTAACAGAAGAAGAAACCATTGACATCGGCACAAGTAACACTGGTCTTGTTTATATCACACAATATCAAGGCGATGTACCAGATGCAGAATTAGCAAGATGTTTATTGGTATCACCAACTGGTACAGATGGTGCTAACTTGCACATCAACACAAACGCAACATTGTTTAGCACATACAGTTATTTGTTTAAGAAAGGTGATTATGTACAACCAGGCGATGGTTATAGATATGTGTATACAGTAACAGAAGATGTACCATTTAGTCAAAGTTCAGATATCACAGTACCATGTCACAGAAACATTATACCACAAGATAGTTATTCATTTACAAACAATGGTTTTGGTGTAGGTGCTAACTGTGATTTTCGTGTTAAAATGATTTCAAAGCCAAGTTATAACGTTGAGCCATATGATATACTAACGTTCAACAGCGAATTTGAATTGATAGAGAACATTAGAAAAGAGGATACATAATGGCAAGAACCATTACGCCTGTACAGGGCAACTCTATAGAACATTGCTTGTTGATAGACCTCACACTTGATGGCACTACATACTACATAAGCAATGCTTATAAAGCTCTCACATACAATTCAAACAGTTACACAGAATGTGGTGCATTTTTAACTATTGGCGAAATACAAGAAGATATCAAAACCACAAATGGTGACTTGCAAATTGGTCTCACAGGCATACCTAGCAATGCTGATTACATGAACGCAGTGTTAACAACACCAATCAAAGGTGGTGTTGTAAAAGTGTACAGAGCAT